ACTATTAAGCAAGGTGGTGGAGGAATTACTAATCCAGAACATAAAGATGGAAAAATAAATATTGGTAAATCTCCACTTAAAGTCCGTCGTGGCAAGAAGTAATGTTTACATTTTATTGTCTCGTTAAGCACAATGGTAACTACTACCTCAGACCTTACATTACTTTGTATAATAATATGATTGAAATAGTAAACTATCCAAAATCGTTGACCATATCGTAATATTCCCGTATAATAGAATTCATGTTGCCGCCACAAGGAGGTCAATATGACGACAATAAACCGATTTGGTGCTGCATTAGTATCAACAGCAACAGTATTATCAATGGTACTAATCTCTCCAAACCTGGCGTATGCTAAGTCTACGCCTTTGGCGGAAGGTACAGGTAACTTTGCCACCGCTGATACATTAGAAAGAAGGGCAATAACAGATAGAAACTGGACATTGCCATCTAATTGTAATGATAAGCAAGCAAAGATGCTGTTCAAGGCAGGTTTTAATAGACCTGGAATGTTAAGAGGAGCCTGGGCAATTACCTGGCGTGAATCTAAGCATGAATCATTAGATGAATCTAGCAGATATTTTACTGGAGCATTGGGTACTTGGCAAATTCAAACAAGTGCCTGGGCAGGAAAATCCTGGTGGTCTAGAGATAATATGCTAGATAAAGAAAAGCAATCAGAAATAGTTCGAAAGCATTTCCTTAATGATGGTATGCATAATTGGGGATATGGTTATTCTTTTAAGAATGACTCATGGTATGAAGATGCAGGAATGTATTATTCACTATGGGGTTCTGGACTAACATATTCATGGGTAATCGCACCGTTCAATACTGGATGGTCCTTGTTCCCAAAGAAATGTACACCTGAAAAGATTTAAATGATAGAATTATATTCTAGGCGCAAATAAAATTGCGGCAACAGCCTAGGATCGCCTCAGTAACTCAGTTGGCCAGAGTATCCGCCTTGTAAGCGGAAAGTCATCGGTTCGAATCCGATCTGAGGCTCATGGACGATAATGAAATTAATGAATTTATTAAATTCATGGAAGAAGATGGTATTATCGAATGGGTTGGAATGGACGACTCAGGAGAAAGAACTTTTGTATTTAATATAGATAAACTAGCCGAATCTTTTCCAGATTTATATGATGCCATGATGCAAGAGTTGAATGAAGAACTATTAGTTCTTTATAAACTTGGATTTGTTGAAGTTGAATATGATGAAAATTTAAATCCTGGATTTAAAATTACCCAGGATGGGAAACAGTATCTGATAGAAAATGGAATTCCTATTCCAGAAGAATGGGAATAGCATGGATACTATCTTAACTAAAGAATATATAGAAGCATTAGGATACGAAGTATCCGAAGTTTCACATAGAATTTTTATTATAAAAAATTTTCTAAAGCCAGAAGAGATAAAAGAATTTTTAAATCAGGTCAACGATGCTGAAGAAGAGGAATGGACTTTCCACTATATGGAAGGCGTCATGGAGTTGGCTAGATTAAAGTTTGGACGAGATGATATAGATAATCTAATTGAAGAAGGTCTGTATCAAATAACATACAACTGGAACGATAAAAATCTAAAAATAAAAAACTGGAAACTTGCTAAAAAAATAGACATGAGGGCGCAAGAGATATTTAACTTTAGAGATGATTTAAACTTTAATGGATGTGGCACTATTCAGCGTCAGTATGATGGAGTCCCATTAAAATCTCACGTTGATAACCATACCGATAACTCCCTTGAATATGCTGCAGTATTTTATTTAAATGATAATTATGTCGATGGTGAAGTATTTTTTGTTGATCAAGATATCCAACTAAGACCAGAGCCAGGGGATGCTTTAATATTCCCTGCAATTGATGGTTGGGAGCATGGAGTTAATGCCCCTGGCCCTGGACCACACAGATATGTTATTCCAACATTTATATCTAGAAAGGATTTCTGGAAAATAAATGAAGATAATGGATATAATGTAGATAAGACATTAGAGGATACAAATTTTAAGGAGTAATCATGGACAATCGTAATGTCATTGATTATTACAAGCAATGGGAGACTGATCAAATTAAGGCTGATCTAGATACCCGCCGACTTCCTTTTATCGTTGGCTTTGAGAATATTTCAGGTGACTTTAATAAGGCTACAGGAATTAGGAATGCTAATGCATTTATGGCCAAAGAATGCTGGATTGTTGGAGCCAAGAAATGGGATAAGCGTGGCGCTGTAGGAACTCAACACTATAATCACTTAAAGTATGCTCCAAGTCTAGATAATATCTATCTTCATGAACCACAAGTTCGTGGTGCCAGGTGGGTCGCTATTGATAATGTTCCAGGCGCTATTCCAATTACTTCATATGAATGGAAGCCAGATACATTCATGATATTTGGAGAAGAGCAGCGTGGACTAAGCCCTATGGCATTAGGTATGGCTGACGATATTGTGTATATCCCACAACTTGGTAGTGTTCGCAGTCTAAATGTTGGTACTGCAAGCGGCATTGTGATGTATGACTATGTGACAAAACTTGGCATGGTATAATTAATTGTGGCTGAAAAAACATATAAACCTACAGATGGAATGGCTTCTGCAGCACGCAGAGCATTAAAATGGAAAGAAGAAGGTAAGCGCGGTGGAACAACCGTGGGACTTGCCAGAGCAAATCAATTAGTAAAGAAAGAGTCTTTATCTCAAAGTACCGTGATGAGAATGCATAGTTTTTTCTCACGGCACGCTGTTGATAAAAAGGCTACTGGATTTAATTCAGGAGAAGAAGGTTTCCCCAGTCCTGGCAGAGTGGCCTGGGATTTATGGGGCGGTGATGCTGGAGCATCATGGTCTAAACAGAAAAGGGATCAAATAATGAATGAAAGAATGAATAAGTCTATATGGTCAGGTGTTTTCTTTCCAGCAGATGAGCCAGAAGAAATGGCTTTAATTGCGGAAGACCCAGAGGACGCACCACTTGATGTGGAAGTAGTAGACACCGACTTTGAGGTGCAGCGCGAATCTATCACAGAAAATGATTCTGTCACAAACGAGGTAGAAGAAACCCCAGATATTAATGACGAGTCTAATACAGAAATTCAAAATGTAGATACTGGAAAATCGGATAATGTTGAATTGTCTGACGCTGCAATTGATTCAGAGCCAGTAGTTGAGCAACCTGAAGTAACAGAGCAATAGATAATTAAGGAGCCACAATGAGAGTACTTATTGCTGGCAGCCGTAATTGGGTTGATTACAACGAGATAATGCGTAAAATTACTGTAACTCTAGATGAGTGGGTTTCCTCTAATCCAGACAACAGGAGAATAACTTTTGTACACACCGCATCATCTCCTGCCGAAAATATGATTACTGAATATATTGGTAAAGTAGAAAAATTAATTAGGCAAAAGGGATACGACATTGATGAGCAACTTGTTCGCCCAAAGCGTGGGGAACAATGGCAAGGCAGACTATCAATAGATGATATATCTAAACTTAATGTTGATAAGTCAATAATGTTCATCAGAGATTCTTGTAAAAAGACAGAGAATATTGCTACTATTACTAGTGCAATGGGTATTCCTACGGATATTGTGAAAGGGTGATGATGATGCCAAAAGGAGATCTTTTCTCGTCTATCGCGTCGTGATCAGAACTATCTTGATCTAGCACTAAATGCAGCACAGTCATCAGATTGTAGAATGAAGCACGGTGCAGTTATTGTGAAGGGTGGAAGAGTTATTAGTATTGGTATTAATAAGAATCGCAACCACCCCACCGTGGTTTCATCAGAACATATTAAGACACATTGTTCTATACATGCAGAAATTGATGCATTGCGTAAGGTAAAAAATCCCAAGGGTGCCACTATTTATGTGGCAAGGGTTAATAGGAAGGGTCAGGATAGATTGTCCAGACCATGTGACCGCTGTCACAGCGCTATCCGTGAAGCGGGTATTAGGAAAGTAGTTTATACATGAGTGATATTAGAAATATAGAAGTACTTTTAGATGGTATTAGAGAAGAACTGTCAAGAATACGAATCGTTCTTGAGCAGGATGCATATAAGAAGACAATGACTCTACAGAAAGTGAATGATGAAAACTTTAACACTAAACTATTCTGAGGCCCACGATTTTGTGGGGGAAAATAGCCATCGTGGATATTTCTGGGATGGATGGAGCATTAATAGATGGGTTCCAAATCCTTCTGGATATATGTCCCGTGATGGAGAATTCCGTCATGGTAAGTGGGGTATGCGTTTTACATTCCCAGTAAATAATGATGGATTCTGGAATGTAAAGGTTCCTGCTAATGTCGAATATAATTGAGGAATTAGGATTAGATCCAGATAATGTTAAATGGTATCAGTTAGCAGCATGTTCTGGTGGTGATATCAACATGTTTTATGATGACTATGAAACAGATAAATTTTTAGCAGAACAGGTAGATGAGATGTGCATTCATTGTCCAGTCTCATCACAATGCTATAATGAAGGTATAAATAATAAAGAAAAAGGGGTCTGGGGAGGCATCTATCTAGACCTTGGAAGAGTAGACAAAGAGTATAACAATCATAAAACTCCAGAAGTATGGAAAAGACTAAAGGATATACATGGATCAAGTATTCTACACAAAAGAGATGGCTAAAGCCATAAGAGAAGTTAAGGCTCCATATCCAGGTATTAAAATGGATATTAGAAAAAGGCCAAACTATATTGCACTAACCATTCATGAGGATAATATCATGGAGTTTTCTGAAGAAAAAAGAGTTAATATCATGGAGTACTTGCTTAAAGTAAGATCTATGGTTCAGAATTTTGGAGTTAGGTGTGAAATAGAAGGCATAAATTATGTCTAAAAGATCTATTCATCACTTCATAGTTTATATTCAGGATGAAGAATGCTACGGTGTTACAGAAAGCATGGGAGCATTCGCTAGTTTAGTTAAATATAATAAGAACGGGATTGAATATAAAGTAATGATGTTAAATGAAGATCTTATTTTTATAGAAAATATCAACATAGGCTTAGAGGAAGAGGAATTTTAATGGTTTGCTACTCCTGTGGACAACCAAAAAATGAATTGCAGCCGCGCAAGTCGGCTCTTTTGGCAGGAATTAATTTGCTTCTGTGCAAAAATTGTATAGAATCTAAATACGAACCCAGATGGATAATTATTTTGGCTGGAAGAAAGAATGGCCCAGTATCTGTTAGGGAATACATTGTAAGGCATAGGTATGTCGGCAAAGAGATATCAGCGAGTGAACTCATCACATAACTTAAAATGTGAAGATATAATATCTGAGATTAATTCTTTAGTTAAAAAGATTAAAAGCGGAACCGCTACTGTAAAAGATTTACAAATTTGTGAAAAACTTACGGATGTTTTACAAAATGTATTAAAGGGATTCTCCGATGTGGACGCATTTGATAGATGGGTGGCAAAAGAGACAATAGAAATGTCTCGTTACACCTGTAAAAAGTATGGGTCCAAGCCCGTGAATGATAAAATATAGATATATTATATTATCTGGGGTGAATAACCATCTTTTCTGATGCTGTAATGATAGCGCTGATAGGATTAGTGGGAACTATATTTACTGGCGCTATAGTAAAATATTTTGATTATAGATTAAACAAAATCAAACATGATTTTGATGAAAGAGTTCACCTTAGATCAAGCAACAATGAAGATTTGAAGATGCTAAAAGATGAACTTGAGAATAGAAAGCAAGAAATTAGAATCTTAGAAGAAGAATTGGATGAGTGGAAGGGAAAGTATTATGAGATACTTGAACATCTTATCGAATTGCGGGGTAAATTAAGTGATTAGTAAGTTTATCGGTCTTTCAGTACTAGCATTCTGTCTAATTATTTCAGTACTTAGGGTGCTTGGAATTATGGATGGAGACTTTATCATTCCACTTATATTGCTAAGTCAACTTCTTATTCTAGGATACCTAGTTCAATTAGTACAATTAGTGGCTAAAGATATAGTAATACGGTATACTAGAAACAGCACACCACCATCAACTCAACTACATACCTGGAACTAATATGACATGCATAGTTGCTATATCTCACAATGACCGTGTTTATATGGGTGGTGACGCTGCTTCTGTAGATGAAGATTCTTCTTTAATATCTTCTAGGAAAGAACCTAAAATCTTTATAAAGAATGGATACCTACTAGGATATGCTGGAAGTTTTAGATTCGGTAAAGTTCTTCAGCACACCTTTAATCCTCCAAAACTTTCTGATGATGACATAGATAAATTTCTAAATACTACATTCGTAAATTCTCTTAGGGAATGTTGTGAATTAAATAAGGTAGATCCTGGATCAGAAGAAGATTCTTCAGAGATGCTTATAGGAGTTGCTGGTAGGGTATTTGAGTTTTGTAATGATTGGCATTTTGGTGAGGATATAAATAACTTTAATGCTATAGGATCGGGAACAAAATTTGCTCTAGGATCTTTATATTCTACTAGACGATTAAGGTCACCTAATGCTAGAATACAACTAGCGCTTGAATCAGCAGAAAGATTTTCTACATCCGTTAGAGGTCCATTTACTATATTGGAGTTGTAATGCTAGATGCCAGAGGTCTACCGACCCCAGAGTGTCCTAGTTGTGGAAGTTGGTTACTTAAGGTAACCCTGAACTTTGATGAAGAATATAATATAGTTTCTTATTTACTTGATGGAGAGTGTGCCATGTGTGGTACACTTCTTACTGTACCCACCCCACTAGATCATCCAGATTATGAGGAGATGTTGTGAAAACAGCAGTCATATTCGATATGGACGGCACCCTTGCAGATGTGTCGTCTATTCGTCATTATCTAACTAAATATGATGAGGGAAAGCGTCGGGTAATCAAGCACTTTGACAATTTCCATGCTGAATCAGTTAATGTTCCTCCGCATAGTCATGTAGTAAATGCTGCTCAAGTTGCACATATGCTAGGACATGCGGTGCTAGTTGTTACTGCCCGTAAGCATATGTGGAGAAATCATACGGCATGGTGGCTCGCTATGCATGATGTTCCTAGCGATATGCTAATGATGCGCGGGGATGAAGACAATCGTAAAGACTATGAAGTAAAGAAAGATATGCTTGACACGCTCCGTAAGGCATACGATATAATTCATGCATGGGATGATAATCCAAGCATTATCAAACTATGGCAGGAAAATAATATTCCAACTACAGTAGTTCCAGGATGGGAGTAATAATGGACGGCATCGATGACTACTTTGAGATGAAGTGGAAGCACCGTGATTATTCGTAATGCTGTTAAGTGTAACAATTGCCAGGAAGTTCTTCAGTCCACCCATGTTCACGACTATGTTGAATGTATGTGTCAGGAGACTATGGTCGATGGCGGTAATGAATACTTTAGGTATGGTGGAAATGATGTAGAAACCCTATTCGTAGAAACCCATAGCCCATATGTACCACATTCTGTACAACTTGAGAATAGTGATGTTGTTCTAGCCGCCCACCACCCTGATACATGTGTTGGATCTGTTTGTGCATTGCATAAGCGAACAGACCACTCAATGCGTGAGTGGGAGCAGGGTCTTGAAATGATTGGAAAGGTATTCATCATGACAAGAATCTGTCCACATGGTATTACTCATACCGATCCAGACGACTTTTTTGTGTATGACATTGACTATTGCAAGGAATGTGACCCTCCTCGTAAGGAGGTTATATATGCATGACGATCTTTGTCCACAGGCATATCCTTATGGACGAGATGATGATCTAGACTCCTTCTTTGGTAAGAATGATTGGGATTGTCGATGTGAACTTATTTCACAGATTAGAGTAGATGAGCGTGCCCAGATCATTGAATTAATTGAGGGGCTGCCATGTAAGTGTGAGTCTGGTAGTGATTATTGTGATGGACATACAGACGCTATTAACGCTATTGAAGCGATAGATATAGATAGGATTTTACCATGACCCACGACCCGATGTGCCCCTGTGCGCCAATAAATCCTATTCGCCCTGGTGCTGTGCATACGACTAATACGGCATCATGTCAATGTGTGCGGCTTATTCAGGCTAGGGCAGACGAGCGGAAGAAAACTATTATTGATTGCATCGAAATAGTTAAGGGCGCAGATCGTCGCTCTGCTGACAATGGTTTTTCTCGCGTTGGACCACTTGAGATCATAGCCGCAATGAGGGCGCTACAGAGGAAATCATGAATCACGACCCGCTATGTCCTATAATTAGCACAACATGTATAGATGGACCACATGTGCTAATTTTAGAGGCTGCTTTAGGATATTATCTATGCGATTCCTGTCAGCGTGAATGTCAATGTGATTTAATTTCTAGGGTAGAAGACAGATGCACCCCTAATTATTTTCGTAAGCGCATAGAAAAGTTAATAACAAAGGCCAACCTATGGAGAGATGAAAACGTAGAACTAAGAAAACAACTAAAGGAACTTAAATGACTCATGATACTATGCGTGCTAAGGTTACTCTAAAGAAGCGGCCTGGAAACACAGAAGTATTTGATATCCTGTGGGAAGAAAACGGGGTTGAGAAGAATGTCGGTACAGGACAATATATTGAATCAGCCATCTGGTTTTACATGCAGGAAAAAGATCTTGACATATGGATTGATGATGGAGATAATATAACTCAACTAAGAGGAGATTGGTGATGCAGGTATTCCTACCAGAGCGTAATTTCGATACAGCCGCCCAACAACTAGATACAAAGCGTCTAGTTAAGCAATTGCTAGAGGGTAGGCAGATCATGACCATCCTAGTTGGGGAAAATACTAGCAAGGCTTGGACCAATCATCCAGCCGTTAAAATGTTTTATGGTCATCCTGCTACCCTTTTTAATTATTTGGCTGCTATCCGTAAGGAGATGGAGCGTCGTGAGTATAAGTGGGAGAAGAATTGGGATGAGATTGAACGTATGGCGGGATCGATTGAAGACTCAGGACTACCTAGTTGGATGGAGAACGAGGATACTTTTTATAGCGTCCTTACTACCCACCGTGGTAGACTATATGAAAAAGCCCCAGAACTTTACCCACAATATAGGGCGGAATATGAAATCTACCAGAACTATGTATGCTGCCCAGGAAAATGCACATACTACTGGCCCACACATTTAGGAGAGAAATGACATACCTTACAGGCAATGTTAAGATCACAGAGGCTACAAAGTCTGAGCCTGTTTATTCTAGCAATAATATTACTATCACAGCATCCGATCTAAAGTCTAATGACAAGCCATGGATGGCCTATTATGTAACTGCAGATGAATTCTTTGAGGTTCTGCGTATTGCATACGATGATACTTATGGCGGTGGATCTGATACCCCATGGCATCCAGAGGATATGTACATTAATGTATCCTGCGTCCTAGAAGTAGTTACAAATACTCTATCGAACATGGCAAAACTGCGTTCTGGTCGCCAGGTAAAAGGAATTAAAGAATCATGACGGAAGTACAGCATGTAGCCAATGCTTTACTTAAAGCATGGTTTCCAAAAAGCCACGGTGAGCAGTCTTGGCTAACTAGTGAAGATGGTCAAAACTGGTATGATATAGCAATGCTAGATGCGGCGGTAGCAATAGATGCTTATCTAGATTGGCAGTCAAAGTACGGGGATGACTTAAAATAATGTATGTTAAATGCTGGCAATGTTCTGAGCAAATTGATACACTATCAGTAGAGAAGCAAATCTACAGTAATGTAATCAATGATCTGCGCGGGATGCTCTGCAAGAACTCCATTGGAGATTCCTGTGACCTTGATTGGCGGCATGAAGATTGTAGAGTTATTTCAGAATTAATAAAATATTATAAGGAAAAGATATGAAAAATAGTGATCTAGAAGATATTGTTGGGAAGGTATCCCTGGACTTTTTTGAGTATAAGAATCCTGGCTTTTCAGCAGTAGAAAATCCAGGTACAGTTCATAAGTGTATTGATGATGTAGCATTTATTATTGGTCGATTTATTGAATATTTTAACAAGTTGGCGGAGGAACAGTCTAATGAACCAAGAGGATAGGGACGCCCTTCTTAGGGATCTTAACATCGCAAGCCAGGACGTAAAGAAGGCTACCCCAGGAAAATCTGGAGAAGGCGCTGAAAAGAAGTACGGTCAGGCTTATGCAGCATGTGTGAAGGCAGGATTAAAGCCACTTCTTAAGCGCAAGTATCGCTGATGAAAAGCCCCTGTAAATCTAATAGGCATTCAGAATATACATGCCTTATAAAGTGGGGAGTAAGCAGTAAAAAGTTTAAGGTAGATAAGTGGTGTAAAGAATGTATAGATCATCACAATCATACCTATATAGTTCAGGAATATCTCGCCACGAATGAGCGCGAAAGTAAGAAAGAAATATCAGATATTGAGTCTAAGCCGCGACGCGGCAGGAAGAAGAAGGTAGCATGAGCGATCTTGCAGTAATTGTAGGACGTTGGTATGGAGTATGGTCATTCATCTGGTATGCTGATATTGTCGTAGAGAATTATGATGAGCCATATACTTCATTTAATGCTCTATCACGGCGTGGGGCAGTTAGAAAGGCTACCCGTTATATTCGTAAACGTAATAGAGTAAAGAAAGATCTATATACCTATGTATACGATCAATCACTTAATAGGTTGGAGAAGGTAGATGTTTAGTTTTGTAGGAAATGCAGTAAATGATGTTGTAGATAAGTTCGTGGACTGGCTGGTTCCATTGGATAATTTTGGACCACTCACAGACGACGATGAAGTCAATTGGTGATATAATAATATTATGATAGTTTCAAAAACATATGAATTCGAATCCGAATTTCCCGTCCCACTTAGCCAGATAATTTCTGCTACTGAGTTTAATAATGTATACATTCAGAATCTTTCACAGGAACTAGACGTATATATTGGAGATGAGACTGTATCTGGGAGCAACTACGGAATAAGATTAGTTCCCCTATCCACAGTATATATGCCATTTCTTGATATAACTCAGAATCAGAACATGAATATCATTGGAAGCCCAGGTGCAAAGTTCTCAGTCTTCGGTTGGTACGGAATCCACCCAGTATTCAACGCCTTTAATTAAGGAATACCCCAACTTTCTTTCCTCAGAAGAATTAGAGGTAGCAGTAAAGTATTTTGATCTCGTAGAAGAATTTAATCTATGGGATCAATCTATTTTGCCCTACTGGGACAAGAGGGTGTACGAGATTACCAACCTTCTTGATCATTTTTCAGATAGGAAAGCCTACGCCGCCATGGTTAACATATTGCTTAGAAAAAGAGATATCATTAATGAATTTGATACTCACAAAGTCAGTTCTGACAGCATGAAGTTCATGAAGATGGTTGACGGCGAGGGACAGGCCATTCATGCTGATAATGCGGAACTGGATGGAAGCCCCGCTATCGCCCCCTGGAGGGTCTATGCGTCCCTAATATATTTAAATGATACATATGAGGGTGGTCAGACGTTTTTTGAGAATTATGGCATAGATATAGAGCCAGAGGCGGGTAAACTATTAGTATTCTCATGCGATATAGATCATGCTCATGGTGTTAGAGTATTAGAAGGAGAGATGAGGAAGACACTCATCTCATTCTGGGGATATGAGAGTATAAATAAGAATTATAGGTTGAAAGATGACAGATAAATACTTTAAAAAGGTAAAGACTCCATCTACATCTGTGGTGAAATACTATACACCTGAAAGAATTGCTAAATTTGATTGGTATGACCTACCAGGATACCAGGGCATTGAGGTCCCGAAACAGGTCCTCCTCAACGAGTCCTTCTTCCAGGATTTGGATCGACAATTTGGATTAGCGGGAGCGGCGGTATTGAAATGGCCTTCATCGATCGCATATACCTGGCATAAGGACGGGGATAGAAATTGCACGGTCAATATGCAACTAAGTTTTAATGGACACTCACATACGTTATTTGCAAATAAGAAAAGCGACTGGCATTCGGACGTAGAAGAATTGATCTATGAGCCAGGATATTTTTATTTGTTCAATACACAAGAACCTCATGAGTTAATTAACTTAGGGGCAGAAAGATATTTCTTTACGACAAGAATTGAATCTGATCCCACTTATGAGGAATTGCTAGAATGGGCGGTGGCTAATGAATGGGTCTAATAAAGTATGTATTATTCCTTGTAGGGTTATACACAATCACCTATACTATAACGAGTATCATCTTGAGGATGAACAAGAAGCAATATAATATTCAACATTACTATCCACAGAATGCGATAAATATATGAATCAAAATAGGTACGGAGCGGTAGGCTCAGATTGTCTAACTACATTCCTGGGCGGGTGCTTTACGATAGCCCTTATCATTATAGTAATAGTAAGTATACTAGGATGGATCTTCTAATATGAGCAATAAGGACACTATACGGATAGCACTCTATTCTTTGGCAGTCATTTGGTTGACAGCAAGAATAGGATATCTTTTGTCCACATAACGGCCCCAATATGTGGATAAGTTGTGGATAAAATACCATGAATTGTGAATAAAAATATACAACTATTTTAAAAATATATTAGGTGTAATTGGCCACTACCCCATGCCCTCGTAAAAGTCAAATATTTTGCAATATTATGGGAAATTCCATGAAAAAATAGGGCATATATGATAAAAAATAGGGAAATTCCCCCACAATTCCAGGAAAAATAAGCATCCATCGTAATATGCCCAAAGTTATCCACAGATTGTGGATAATATGTGGGCGGGATGTGTATATGTGTATCTTATACTTATCATATATAGTATATGTAAAGGATTAGATCCAATTCCCCCTGTGGATAAACATGTGGATAAAATAAATTAAGTCCCAGAAAATTCTGGGACTTTTTGCATGTCGTCGTAATGTCTATTTGATTTATTTTAACGGGCCATTCCGCAAAAAATTCTGGGAAATTTTACATTCGTTCGTAATATACTTGACTTTTAAAATATAGCGGGGCGGCCCGCTTTTTACAATTCTGTCAAGGGGATTTCGCCTTCATCTATTCTGTGAAGATCAGAAGAAATTAGAGCAAGCGTTCCGATATTGATTACATCATCATAGTCAATATTGTCAATGTCATACTTATCCATATTCCTATACAGGAATGCTACCTCGTTCCAACTAGGAACATTTTCATCTAGCACCCTGTCCACCCATTTCAAGGATGTGGGGATAGAGAGGGCTACCTTCATAGAGGCAATCTCTGCTTCTTGGTCTTCCTCGCCCAAGTAATTGACTAGGAACTCTTTGTACTCATCGAATGTCTTCATGTGTCTACTATACACCCGCCCTCTGACATTGTAAAGAAAAAGATGGTGGCTGCTAGGAATTTCTAGGCTCCTGCTTTAGTTAACGACTAGGGCGTCCCCTGATAGCCGCACCACCACATTACATATTGAAATATTGTAGCACTTCTACACTTTTTACGTCAAGCCCTGGCTTGATGCCCCTATGCATCAAATCCTCTGCGAACGAACGACGCAGAATAGCGGGATTCATAGTCCTCCCAAGTTCCTCTATTACCGCCACCTCCACCCTCAAATCCACGACCAGGGTTGTACGCGGGGACTTCTTCATAGTCACTTAGAACCTCGTTCATGATACGGGAAGCCAACTCACCAATAACAGGATCGCCAACTCCATAGCGGTAGTCAATGTCATTCAGCACAAACCATCCGACTGCTGCCCTGCCCATAGCATCAGCAGGGATAACCCCTGCCTGCTTGACCAGATTGACAAAGTGGTACGGGTTATACATACGATTCATAGACGCATCTACAAATGCCTTCGCTGCCTTTTCCTCTATCATGTTATCCTTTCGATGGGGAGTATAAATTATACACGAACGAGCGGGTCTTTGCTAGTGGAAATGGAAGAAGGAGCCTTTACTCCCCCCTCGCAATTGCAGTACATCATGTGGTAATGACAGTCAAAACAAGTAACAAACTCTATAACATAGCCCTCTTTACTACGTCCCTTGAGTTTCTTAGGCTGGCGAACCTGAGTCATAGGGGGAATGTGGGGACGAATAACTACAGGCTCTACCTCGGGAAGACCATCATCACGCTTCCCTGTACGTCCTTCTAGTTTCCCGCCTTCTTCTTGATAGTCCTTCAGAGCAGTCATCATCTCAGCAGTAAAGCGACCACGCTCTCCTACTGTGAATCCCAGACTACGCAGATACTCACGCTTGTCCATTCCATACCCCATTCTCTGTCATTATCTCTACTTGCACCTCTAGGTTATATTCAGCCTGAGTGTAGAATCTGAACGGTACAGATACCATTCTAAGCAAGGATGCATCGTTCAGCATATCAGCCTCGCTCCCATATGTCCTAAGGTGTTCATGATCTTCTGAGTGTAGTTCCCACACATACCCACCTGGGCCACAGTCAATCTCTAGAAATCTTAGCATCAGATATCCATCCTCATCTGTCCATCGACCTGATTAGCCCACTCTGCTTCCTCCCGCTCGTAGTCTGCGAGAGTATCCATAGGCTCCTCGCAATCCCAGAAGAGCGCATCCCATAGACGCAATTCTTCCAACATATTGCGAACCGTGATACGCGCACCATTGGGAAGATCATACTCACGATCTAGCACAGACCAGTCCTCATACTCATAGCACCAGTCCTCAGGAACATCTGCCCATCCTGTGATATATGGCATACCGTCCTGCACAACCTCATCGAAAATCTCCTGCACACGCAACTGAATGTCAGCAGGAATGGGCGGGTAGAAGTTAGCAGTAAGGTGCATGGTGATATTAGGCATTACTTCCACTTCCAATCTACTGAGTAGGGGAAACCGTAGTCCTCATAATACCCTAGGCGCTCACCCATTACAATATCTGCTTGTAGGTAATCTTTACACTCTACCTCTACAATGAATGTGTGTTTCATCAGACAACGTAGGGGGTAGAGTAGTCAAGGGCGACGTCCCAAAGAATCTCCTCTGCCTTCAGGACGGCATCATATTTATCCTCCGCCTCTACAACAAAGGTAACGTTCTGTACCTCTACGGTGTAAGTCTCCATCATTCCTCCACAAAGTTGTAGTAGTAGCGAGTATAGCCAATCGGCTCGGAAGAGTCAAGGGGGTCAAGGGTGGGGTGGGAAGAAAACTGCAACGTCCCCTTCACTCCATCACTCTTACGCTTGACAATACACAGATCATAGAAGAATCCTAGAACCTCATACTGCTCTAGCATCTGCTCCTTGGTAAGCATATTACTGGCTAGCATCTGCATCCTCCTCCGTCATGAGAAACAAACTCTGATCTCTTACTTCCCACACCAGACCATCGCGGGTGTTGTCATTGAGATAGTCTAGCGCATCCTGGTACGTCCAGTCAATAGCATCCAGAACATCCATGATCCACTCATCATCCACATCGCCATTACGCAAGTCCTGTGCATCCTTGACGAATGTATCCCACTCCAACTCAAAGCCATAGTCATGAGCCATTTCGATAACTAGGCAGGCGAAGTCAAAGAATGACTTATGACTACCGTCAATGTAGCAACCAGTCTCAGTCTTCATCTGGACTCACATTCTCCACGGTGGGAATGATAGAAATGTTGTTGATAATTTCATCATATACTTCAGAGTTACGACCACTAGCAAGATCGTCAGCCAATTGCTCCAACTCCTCGCGGGTCATATCATCATATGCCTCATACTCATACTCAAAATCCATAAAGTGACCAGTTCCCTCGTAGATAAGTTCTACTGAGAATGTGATGGTTGCCATTCTAACTCCAGTCGTCTGGGCGGAATCCGCCTGATGTAAGCCAATTATCCAATGCAAAGAACAGGTCTGTCAAGGAATCTAGAGCCTCTTCTGCATCAACTTCCAAAGTTCCCCACTCCTCCCAACGCGCAAAGGTGACGCGGAGGGATGCAAGGGTTTCATTCGGGTCCATATTCTCTCCTTTCTAGGTGTATCTAGTAAAGCGTAGGAAAGAGGAAATGTCAATGGCAAAATCTCGGGAATTTCTGGGAAATATCTTAATCATCGTAATTAGATTGTTATGACGGGCCACCCCGCCAAAACCGATTTGTCAAGCCCCACCCCAGAGAATCGAACTCTGCCCGACAGGTTTTGGAGGCCCGTCTGCGCCCAGCGCGGGTGGATCGGGGCAGTTTTACATCATGCCCAGGATGTTAGGATACCACGACATGGCATCCATGTCAGGATATTATTACGCGAAGGCGATCTCCTTGACAGCCTTCAGGATGCGACCTTTCTCCGCATTGGTGACAGGATCGAAACCGCTAGCGGCTGCTGCAACATTCTCAGCACCACGCTCACCACGGCCCTTGCGGAACCAGTCCAGACGCTCCGTGAGAGCATTGAACGCACCCCACGCGGTGCCTGCGATCATGTTAGTGGTATCGGAACCGTAGATCTCCTCCAGTAGATCGACCTTAGTCTCCCACTTCTTGACAGCACCCTTGGCATCCTTGTCAGGACGCGGGTAGACAGCCTCAACAATGGCATCGAACTTGGCCTTGGTGATCTCCTTGGTGATGAGAGCCTGAGCCTCCTTGTCGAAGGTGTCAAGGTACTGATTGGCAAGAGAAAGAGCCTCGCGTGCTGCCTGCACCTTACCGCCCACGGTCTGCGTGTGACGAATCTTGAAAGACTGCTTCACGCCCTGCAGAGCCATGTTCAGAGTGTTCTGGCACACAACGCGGACGGGAGTGATGGAAGCCTGCACAGCGGTAGAACCGTCATGCGAGGTGTGGACGAGAAGGTAGGACTTCACAACATCCGAAACGCCATTGGGATCAAGGACAGTCTCACGCTCAAGCGCAAGCGAACCGAACACGACACGGCCCTGACGAATAGAGCCAGCGGTCTCCCAACGACCACCGTCAAGGAGGGCGTCACCAAAGTTGAAAAGATCCTCGTTCTGAAGAACGTGGTAACGCTCACCAACGGTGGCGAGAACGTCAGTACCAGAGTCGAAGGGATTGTCACGAAGGACCATGTAGGAAGGCGTGATGACATTGTACGCCTTGGGGTAAGGAACGGCCTCCAGGCGAACGTTCCAGTTGGACAGGTAAGCCGCATCCAGCATCTCCTGGGTGGACTTCTCCTCAAAGAACACGGTGCCAAGACCATGCCAAGCGGGTTCGCGGAAGGAAGCAAAAGCCTGCTCGCCGTTAGCGCCAACCTCTACTGCGTGTGCCATATGTATCTCCTTAGTTGATCGAACTTATAGAAGAACTATACACCCTGGGACTGACATTGGGCAAGGGTATTTCTAAAAAATCTGGGGGAAATTTACCCCCATCGTAACTTGACAAACTAGTTTTCGCGGGGTGGGCCGCGAAAATAGAGCAGTTTTTCGTCATACTCAGGACGCCATATATGGTTGCAATGCTGGGGAATATAGGCGCTATTGGAAGTCCATGAGTCCCTAGGTTGACCTTCTCTTCCCTCACCCTATGTTGCCATACTCTGCGTACCCCCAACGGGATTCGAACCCGTGCCGCTGCCTTGAAAGGGCAGTATCCTAGGCCACTAGATGATGGGGGCTATCTGGTCTAACTCTCAGACCAGTCGATCTCCATACGATCCTCTGAGAAGTCTGCCTCTATATCAGCAGAGTAGTAGTGTGACTCAAGGCTAGCACTCAGATCATTCTCAAGATTATCCATGTCGTAGTTCAGAGGAACACTAACAGTCCCGCTGAATGTGACAGTCACAGTCACATCGTAGTCCTTGCTGATGCTAAGACCAAAGATATCGACAAGGCTCTGGGAAATCTCCTCGTCAATGTAGTCATACTGCTCCTTGACGTACTGCTCAAGGTTGTCAATCATCAACTGCTTATCATGTGCCCTGGCCTGCCAGAAATCACGATCAGCAGTCATACTAGCAAGAGCGTTATTCAGTTGATCAATCTTAGTCTCCAACTCCTGCATGGTGGGCGGGAATGGATGAATGTCAGTCATACTAGGGTCAATCATGTCAGACCTCCATCAATGTCTTGGCGTACTTGTTGATGAATTCGTTCAGAGAGAACGTGACAATCATATCAGTCAGAACTCCCGACTTCCAATCATAGTCATAGAGAGTTACGGTCTTGAATGCAAAGTCAAAGACAGGAACCTTATGCTCGTTGTCTGCAAGGTAGTTCACAGTAACACCCCAGCCATATTCACCCTGCCATGAGTCACCAACCAACTGCGAGATGATGATGCGATTAGCATAAGCCTGGTCGTCAATACGACCAACATTCTGAACATGGTCAAGGGCATTAGCAAACCTAGCAAGCATACCCTCGCCTGCCCAATGTCCGTAGATGAAGATGATGTTTCCATCATTCTGGCGGAGTCCAAAGTTAGCGCGGTCACCCATGAGAGTGCCTTTCTGTAGTAGGTAGTGAAACTCTATCATGAGGGTCTGACAGTAGTCAAGACTTTGTGCCCCCAGCGGGACTTGAACCCGCACTCCGATATGGAACTTGATTTTGAGTCAAGCGTGTCTGCCAATTCCACCACAGGGGCGTGGGGGCAGTTTTAATGAACATGCCCAGGTTCCCCCTACTATCGACCAGCAGGGATGCCGTGCTTCAATGTCTCCAACGCGGGGGTGGAGTCAATGAACTTGCCATTCTGACGAGTGACAATACGAGTCTGGACACCATAACGGGTGTTCCAAGTCTCAAGGTAGGTGAACTTAGGGGTCTTGCTCTTCTTGCTTGCCATATTCTTTCTCCTTCTACTAGTAAACGGGAAGTGCATCAACTACGGCAACAATCTTACCATTTGCCGCTTTCGCAATCAAGTTTGCGCGGGTCTGATTATGAATCGTGATATCGAAATGGGTATCATCATATACATCATATTCCACGCCATGCTTGATTGCTTCAAATACCCCCGCGCCCGTGGATGAGCGGGAGGGAGTACGGATAGTAGCAATCATGTTCCCTCTTTTCTGTTGTAGTACTACTATAGCCTAGGGGTATGACAGCCACAAGCATTTTTTCCTGGAATTCTGGGAAATTTTCTTAATCGTCGTAATTGACAATTTGATATTTAGCGGGGTGCCCCGCCTTGACTAAATTGTCAAGGCGACACGCCGACGTTCTGCACCTGTCATGCCACCATATACATGAGGCTCAAAATCCTCGTTGCTGATTGCAAATGCGAGACAATTCTTCACAACGCTGCACGTTGCACAAATCGCCTTGGCTTTTTCGATGCGCGAGGCAACTCCACTCAGGAAGATATCGCTATCCGCATCCTTGCACGCTGCACTATCCTGCCACATAATCACTCCCGTCTAGAATTTCATAGTCATCGAATTCCGCGCCATTCCTGACGCCTTCCATGATAAAGGCGAGTGCCTTATCGCGGGTATTGAAATAGCGCTTGGACTTCCCCAAATGGACCACGGTATAGATATCCATCACGCCTCCCAAGGGTTGGGGTCAAGGTCAAGGGTAGCCTCCAAGCGGAGGAAATTCTCATATAGTTCTTCTAGGTTCATGCTGACACCTTATCATCTAGGTCTGACAGGCAATCGCAGTCATAGGAAACCTTGAGGTAGTCCTCAAAGGCTTCCACGGTCATGATGCCCTTGTATTCATGGCACAATCCGCACCACTTGGCATCCAGGGAAATCTCGTTATCGCAAAAGCAGCAAACGAGGTGGGAATGGAGAGTGTTGTTCATTTCTAGCCTTTCTTTCTATGCCCTAAGGCTATCATGGGGGTCTGACATT